GCTTCTTGACCTCATCATGGATAGAGTATTGACGATTAATGGGCGCCCTGGTACGTGGCCCCAGCAAGATGATTACGGTCCGCAAATGACCATCTTCACCAACATCTGTCGCAACCTAACCTCTCTCGGAAAGACAGTCTATATGACCGGGCACCTCGAAGTGAGGCAGAGTGAGGAGAGTAAGAAGATGCTTCGCCAGCCCATGATGACCGGGCGACTTCGCACCAAAATTCCCCTCCTCTTTAGTGATATTTTTGTAGCGGAGGCGGCAAACGACGGGAAGGGAAATATCACCCACACCATGCAAACCGTGCCGGATCGAATGACCACAACCGTCCGTTCTAGTTTCAAGGGGCTTGAACCCTACGAGGATGTAACTCTCGACTTCACCAAGCCTCTCACCGAACAGGGACTCGGACTTCTCCTGAAATTGGAGAAGGAAGGGAAACTGTGATACCACAGTAACAAATTGTTACCGTGGCGATAAATAAACCCCTCTTAACTGAGGGATCGACCAAAACCAACTGGACCAAAAATATGAGTAACTTTCTCGACCTGAACCTGGATGATGTGACCGAACCGCGGCCCGTTCCTAAGGGCCAGTATGAGCTTCAAATCACCGAAGCAAAGATCATGGAGAGTGGCCCCAACAGTAAGCACCCCGGCACTCCCATGATTAAGGTCACCCTCGGCTTCACCGACCTGGAACTGAATGCCCCCTCCTTCAACCACTTCATCGTATTCCCCTACGATGGGCAGGAAAATGACTACTACACTCGCCTCAACATTAAAAGGTTTGTGCAGCAGTTTGGTTGCCCGTTCAACGGGAATCTGGAAGAGTGGTCGTTCGATATGACCGGAAAGGTGGCCATGTGCAACGTCGGCCTGACCGAGCCGCGGGAAGATAATGGCGCTGTCTACAACCAGCTGATCCTCGACCGCCTCACTGACACTAGTGCTGCTAGTGGCAAGGGTCGTGCAACCACTGCTCGCAAGCGCAGCGCGTAACTTGCATTGCCCACCCTGCCAATATGTGGGGGTGGGCTTTTCTTTGGAGATTGTGATGCAACTAATGCACCTAGTTAAACCACTTGAAGAAATGACAGACGAGGAGTTGCGTGCCCGTCTGCATGAACTTCGACACCGCCGGGATGTGGAGCGCCCAGCAGCAAAGGCACACGTTAAGAAGGAGAAGAAGAAGGTGGCTCGAAAGGAAGCCAATGCCGCGGAGAAGCTACTAGCCGAATTGACCCCCGAACAACTTGCCATGTTGATGAAGGAGCTTGGAGCATGAGTCGCCAATATAAGATGAAGGTTGTTAAGATTGCAGATGTGAAGGTTGGCGAACGCTACCGAGATGACTTCGGCAACATTGAAGAGTTGATGTTGAGCATTAAGGAGAAGGGGGTAATCCAGCCAATCACACTGAGCAAGGATATGCTCCTACTCGCCGGTGAGCGTCGCTACACCGCTTGCTTCAACCTCAAGATGGAAGAAATCCCTGCCATCATCCGCGAGACAGATGGTGAAATTGACGAGCGTGAAATTGAATTGATGGAAAACATCCATCGAAAGGATTTCACTTGGCAAGAACAAGCAAAGTTGACAGCCAAAATCCATGCCCTCTACATGGAAAAAGATCCAAACTGGAATGGGCGTAAGACGGCGGATTTGATTGACCAGAATAAGATGAATGTTAGCCGAGCGCTGCGCCTAGCTGCCGGCATGCAAGTCATTCCCGAGTTGGAAAATTGCAAGACGGCGGACGAGGCGACCAAGATTATTAAGAAGGTTGAAGCAGATGCCATCGTTGCAGAGCTTGCGAAGAGGCAGCAGAACCTTGTCCTAACTGCTCAACAGCCGGAAAAGTCTGCCGGTATGAATGTGCATGATAAGGGAATTGCCAATGCACTAAAAGCCGCTGACGCCGACTATCGTATTGGGGATGTGTTTACCGGACTTGCGGGGTTGCGGGATAACGGCAAGATTGACTTCATCGAGTGTGATCCTCCCTACGGCGTTGATCTTGACATCCTAACCCAACGAGATAACAAGCCGGAGGTAAATCAACGGGATGCGAATTACCATGAAGTATCCGAGGAAGAGTACCCCGACTTCATAGATAAGCTTGCCAACGAAACTTACCGAGTAGCAGCACCAAATAGTTGGATGGTTTTTTGGTTTGCCTTCCGTTGGCATTCCAAAATTCTAACCGCTTTGCAGTCCGCCGGTTGGATTGTTGACCACGTTCCTGCTTTGTGGGTTAAGGGGAATGGTCGCACACCTCGTCCTGACCTGTTGCTTGCTCGTGCGTATGAACCTTTCTTCATTTGTAGAAAGGGCCAACCTACCATCATCCAACAAGGTCGAACTAATATCTACCTCCGCAGCTTTAACGAAACAAAGTACCACCCAGCCCAGCGCCCTATTGGATTAATGACCGACATTCTCAAAACCTTCCTAGATGAAGGACATGGAAATGTCCTAGTCCCCTTTGTTGGAAGTGGTGTCACCCTCCGTGCTTGCTACCAGACTGGTCATCGTGGTTTCGGTTGGGACACCAACCCCGAATACAAAAAGCACTTCATGTTGGCAGTTGAGCAAGATACCAAACAACTCCTAGCTAAGGAGTAATGCATGTTCATTCCCGAGATAGGAAAAGATGTAGTCCCGCCCAGCGGCAGTCCAAAGAGTAAGATTGCTATCGTGGGAGACTTCACCGATGGTTTCGATATGCAAGCGAAGCGGCCTTTCAGTGGGTATGGCGGTACTGTACTAGAGCAGTGCCTACACTCCGCCGGCCTTATCCGTGGAGAAGTTTACCTCACCAATTTGATTAAAGAAAAAACGCCAAACCGCTTGAACCCAAAAGCGCCGCCAAAGTGGTTTGATGAAAAGAAAAACACCTTCACTCCCGCCGGAATGGAATACGTCGCCGTTCTCAAGGAGGAATTGGCGGGAACGGAAGCCAACGTGATTGTGGCTGCCGGTGCTGCCTCCTTTGCGGCTCTTTGTAGCCTCGGCAAACTCGCTGCCTATCGCGGCTACATATTTCCCAGCACTCTTACCCCTGATCGTAAGGTCATCCCTATTCACCATCCTCGTAGCGCTATGAGGGGTATGTACACTTACCGATACATGATCGTGGCGGATCTTAGGAAGGCTAGGGAGCAGAGTGGCGACCGTGCGTTAATGCGCCCAGAAAGGCAGCTTGTCTACTACCACGACAACATTGGTGATGTGTTGGACTGGCTCGCCTACTACGAAGAACAGCCCATCGTTGGATTCGACATTGAGGTAATAAACTATGAAGTCAGTTGTATTAGTTTTTCCTCATCGCCCGACTTGGCCTGTGTTATACCAATTGCTGCTGGGTGGAGTTTGGACGAAGAGATATTGGTATGGCGTGGTATACAAAGAGTGCTTGGTAATAAAAACTCCGAGAAGGTCGTTCAAAATGGTATGTTCGATATTCAATTTCTTCTCGCACGAAATGGTGTTGTTGTTCGAGGACCAATCCACGATACCATGATTGCGCACAGCATACTCTTTCCAGAACTCCCGAAGGGGCTTGGATTTCTTGGCAGCATCTATTGTGGCGCTCAGGAGTATTGGAAAGATACCGTCAAGTTTAATAACATTAAGGACGAGTCATGATGCCAACCCCAAACTACTTTCAATTTGAGGGGGATTGGTACATCAAACTCCCCACAATTGAAAACACCGTCGGACCATTTCCCACAAAAGAAGATGCGGAAGAATGGTGGAATACTCAAAACCAGCGTGGATGCCCAACTTGTGAGGATTAGCCATGAACAACGAACAGCAAGTAACAAGGTGGATGGAGCCTCGTGAGAATAAGGACGGTTATTGGTACTACGTAATTGGAGAAGGTGAAAAGACAGTCATTGAAAGCGATTTATACCAAACCAGCACCGAATGTGTTTGTGCTGGAATGGCGATGATGGAAAAGCTCCACGAACAACTCCCCCTGTTGTGCAACAGCAGGCCAACTTGGAGTACCAGCCGTGAAAATGGATGAACAATTTCTCCGATACAGTGCACTAGATAGTGCCTGTATGATTGAGATACATAATGGGTTTTGGCATACCCTTGAAGAGAGTGGGTATGGGGCAACCTACAAGATGACAATGGACCTATTCCCCGTCCTGATGTTTATGCAGACTAGGGGGGTTAAGGTTAACCTAGAATTGCTTGAGGAGACGAAGAGAGAGGTGCTGGATAGTGCAGCTAAGAAACAGGCTGAATTGAACGCGATGGTTGGGTATAAGCTAAACGTAAATAGCCCAAAAGCCTGCGCTGCCTATTTCTACGATGAGCTTGGCTGCGATCGAATTTACAAGCCTAAAACAAAGAGTGTCACCACCGATGACATGGCCATGCAGAGGCTTGTTCGGGGGAAGATCGGGCAGCCGGGACTACCGCAAGCCAAGCTGGTCCAGGAAATTCGTGCTCTCCAGAAGTTGTTCGGCACCTACCTCGATATGAAATTCGATGAAGATAATCGAATGAGGGGATCGTATAATCCGAGGGGGACTAAGTTTGGCCGCTTATCAAGCAGCAAAACTGTTTTTGACACCGGCATGAACTTCCAGAATCTGCCGCAGGACTTCAAGAAGTTTCTCGTG